GGTTCAGCCGTTCTGTGGGGCGCTAATCCCGAAACACCAACTTTGGATATTATGAAATCTTTTACTTTTGATAAGATTGAAAAAAGCGGAACATTACTTGAAAGATTAGAAAAGTTACCTACATTGATGAAAGCATTATCAACAGGTAATTTTACAGACAATACTTTTTATTTATTAGAAAGGCATATAAAGCAAATACAAGAAGAAGTTGAAAGCACCTACGCCGCTGCTCAAAAGGCAGCACCTACGCCGCAACGAAACGAAATCTTAGACGCTTTGAAACAATTTAATTCACAATTTTAAATTTATTCAAGATGGAAAATCAAGAAATCGTTGTTGAGGTTAAAAAAATGAGCGACCTTATCAACAACATCAAAGAAAGCGCTGAAAAAAAATCAGCAGACATTACCGCTACTTTAGAAGCTAAGTTGGCTGAATACAAAGCCGCTTCTGAAACTAAATCAGGCGAAGAATTAAAGTCTATTCAAAAGGAAATGCAAGATCAGTACGATGCTTTTGTAAGCAACAAATCTGCTCACACTCCAAAGGCTACAAAGTCTATTGAAGATGCATTAGCTGAAAAATTAGGCGAATACAAGTTCGGTCAAGAAGGCGTTGAAAACGAATTCTCTAACGAATTGCGCCACAAGAAGTCTATCCGTTTTGATTTCCCCGAAATTAAAGCAATGGGCTTAAACAACCTATCTGGTGATCCAGTAGCATCCTACGGACCGCGTCAAGCTATCCTACCTGCTCAAAAAGTAAACTTTAGAGATTTAGTTCCTACTTTGAACACCGAAACTGGATTGTATGTTTTCTATAAGGAAACTTCTACTCCTAACAACATTGCAAAGCAAAGCGAAGGTTCTACAAAAGGTGAGAATACTTATGCATTTAGCGAAACAAAAGTAGTTCAGCAATACATCGCTGGTTTCTCTACTTTCACTAAGCAAATGGCTACTTCATTACCTTTCTTAAGCCAAACGCTTCCAAGAATGTTGATGAGAGATTACTTTAAGAAGGAAAATGCTTTATTCAATACCGCTGTAACTGGTCTTGCAACTGTTGATACAAGCGCTGAAACTGATAAAGTAAAGAAAATCATTGACTTTATCGCTTCTCAACAAGATTTAGATTACAACGCTTCTTATGTTATTGTTTCACACACCGACATGGCTGAGTTAGTTAAATCTACCTACACAAACGGTTACTATGCTGGAGCTGGTATGGTTAACTTACCAGGATTAGGAATGACCATCATGGGTGTACCTGTTATCGCTGCTTCATGGGCAACTCCTGGAAAGGCTTTGATTATCGATGCTGACTTTATCGAAAGAGTACAAGTGAAAGGTCTTGCAATTGAGTTAAGCTATGAAAATGGCACTAACTTTGTACAAAACCAAGTTACTGCTCGTATCGAGTGTCAAACTGAAATCAACCTTATGTTAGGTGCTTCTGCTGCATTTGGTACTTTGTAGTATTAAGTTTAGTTAATAATAATTATCCCTTACAGAAATGTAGGGGATTTTTATTTACATTTGTATTTCATGGTTTGTTTTTTGTTAGCCCTTTGTTTCTACATTGGGCTTTTTTTATACCTTGCATCAAATGATTATCTTTTATTTACCAAATTACGTTCCCCATTATAACGCTGGTGATACTTTAATGGCTCATGCTATTGTAAAATACTTACAAAGCAAAGGCAATGAATGTATTGTAATGCTACCAAAAGAAGTAAATTACGAATATGATGGCGTTAAGGTTGTAAGCCGTAATACATCAATGCTTAAAAATGCTTTGTTGGTAATATGCCAACTAGATACAACCGTTGAAGCTATAAAGCTAAATAAAAACATTATTTGGATTCAACACAATACATTCCCTTATCCAAGCGTACAAAATAGCGATGCTTGGGTTATATACAACGGTGAGTATTCGCGTCAAGTAATGGGATGGGATAACGAAGGTTTTATATTGCCGCCGCCTGTTGATTATGATTACTATAATGGTGAGCAGGGCGATTGTGTTACTTTGATAAATTGCAATGAAAATAAAGGCGGTAAAGTATTTTATGAAATAGCTAAACGGATGCCACATATTAAGTTTTTACAAGTAATTGGCGCATACGGTACGCAATACGTTTGTAGGGATGGCAATAAAGTGATTATAAACCTAAATAACGAGGCTTTTATACATGGGTTGGGTAGTTTGCCCAATGTGGAAGTTATTGAGCATACAGAGGATATTAGAGCCGTTTACAAGCGTACTAAAATACTATTGATGCCAAGTGAATATGAAAGTTGGGGCAGAACGGCAACGGAAGCAATGTGCAGCGGTATTCCAATAATTTGTACGCCTACATTTGGGTTAAAAGAAAATTGCTTAAATAGTGCTATATTTGTTGAACGCAATAACATAGACGGTTGGATGAAAGAGATTGAAAAGCTACAAGGCAAAAAAGAATATACGGAAGCATCCTTAAAGGCAACAACAAGGGCAAAGGAATTGCATCCTAAAAAGAAGTTAGAGCAATTAGAACAATGGATTAAAAAGAAAATATATGGCATACAATATTATTGTTGATTACACTAACACCGAAATAAGCTATGTAAACGGTCCGATAACCGTTGAACAAGCGAAGGCATTTTGTAGGGCTGAAAATACATCAACCGAACAAGACATTTTATTTGCTTTGTGGATTCGCGCAGCAAGAACAAAGATTGAGCAATATTGCGGCATTTCATTAATACCGCGTAACATAGTTGCCGTATTAGAAGCGCCACAAGGTAGAATGGAATTGCCATTTGGTCCAATAACTTCAACGCCTACTTTTGTTGATGAAAACAATACCGCACAAGTAATTGATTTAATTGGATTGAATTACAAAGTAATTGTGAATCCTATTGGATATACAAAGGCTACTTATACGGCGGGTTATGCCAACGGACAAGTTCCCGAAGAATTACAAGAAGCTATAATGTTACAAGTAGCTTATTGGTGGGAAAATAGAGGCGATCAAGAAGTACAAGGTTGGAGTGATCAAGTTATTGCTATAGTTAGTAAATGGAAAAGATGAAAATAACTAAAAAAAATACAATAGTCGCAGGTTCATTAAAGGATAGGTTAACGCTGCTAATACCCACAGTCGTAAGTAATGGGCGTGGTGGCAGTACAATAACCTATTCCGATTATGCTACCGTATGGTGCAAGGCTCAACCGTATAGAAATAGTAGAACGCTACAAGAAGCGCAATTGATATTTAATGATTCTTTTAATTTTATTATCCGTTATAGCGAAGTGCCAATAACGGCTGCATGGATGATAAGATTTAACGGCGCTGATTATACCATTCACACAATTGACGATGTAGAAAATAGATACCAATATTACTCAATTTTAGCTTATACAAAGAAGTTATGATAGGGCTATCTTTAAAAGGTATGGATAAGCTGCAAAAAGCTATTGATAGCAAGAATAAGGCTTTAATAACTGGCGTTGATAATGAAATGAAGGCAACCGTAGTAGAAATAAACTCAAAGCAAGTAAGCCGCGCTCCGATTGATACAGGTAAACTAAGACAGTCAATAGATTGGAAAAAAGAAGCCAATTTAAGCTACACTTTATTAACGCAAGGTATGGGAGCAAAATATGCGCCTTACGTTGAATTTGGAACAGGCGGAATGGTTGAAATACCCAAAGGATTAGAATCGGAAGCGGCTAAATTTAAGGGGCGTGGAATAAGAAAATTAAACATGAAAGCACAACCGTTTTTCTTTTCTCCATTCTTTGAGGAAAAAAATAATTTAATAAAGAGAATACAAAAGCTATTAGATATATGAAACTTATTTGGAACTACCTTATCCCCGCTTACTTTACCGAATTAGACGGTAATATCCTAATTGATGGCGATGCATTGCCTATTTACGATGGTGAAGCGCCGCCCGATGTGCAAGGTAGTTATATCTTATTAGGCGATAGAACAAGTACACAAACACAAGCAAAGGGCAAATTTACAAGTGAATGTACTTTGTTAGTTGATGTGGTAATAAAAGGACCAAATTTTGGTTTTAAGGATAGCGAAGATGCCGCCGAGCAAATAATGCAATTAATTAATTCGGATAACAATCCTATTTGCGCAAGTAGCTTTCAAGTAGTAACTACTTCAATACAATCAACCAACAATTTAAACGGATTAAACCCAACGGATAATATTTTTCGTACTTTGATAAGATTTAGGCATTTGGTAAATCAAATTTAATTATCTTTGTACAAATTAATTTATTATGCCAAACAACGAAGTAAACGGTCGTGATATTATCATAACGATAGATCCGACAGGCGGAAGCTCATACAAAAATGTAGTTTGCTTAACTAGCAATACTATTACCAACTCATTAACCGTTTTGGATGCATCTAGTAAATGCGGCAACAAGTCAATCCCTGGAGCAAAGTACGAGGCTTCTATTTCAGGTGAAGGATTTTTGATTGACCCAGATACAGGAACGCCAACAAATCAAGGTTATGCTGAATTGTATTCTATTTTTACAAAAGGTTCAATTATCAGCATTAAATTTGGTAAGGCATCACCAACAACAGGAGATGTTACCTATGGCGGTACTGCTTATATTAGTGAATTAGAGTTAGTAGCGGCTGATGATGAATTAGCTACTTTTAGCGTAACTTTCACTTGTGCTGCTCCACCATTTACGCAAACAGTAACTTATTAATATGTTTGAATTAAAGCTAACAAGCGGAACAATACAGTTGAAGTGGGGATATTATGCAATGAAGCAATTTTGCGCAAAGCATAACTTAAAACCAACGGAGTATTTTCTTATGCTTAGTCAAGGTGATGGCATTTTAAATTATGTTACCGAGTTTTTGCAAATAGGTGCAGAATATGCGGCATTGAAAACAAGCAACGCAAAGGCTTATAGCGAGGTTGAAGTTTGCGAGTGGATAGATGAAGTTGGCGGAGTAAAAGCGGAAGGAGTTATAATGGATTATTTGAAATATGTGATTGCTTCGCATACAACTAACTTAAGCGAGAAAGAAGAAGCGGAAAAAAAAAGTTAGAGCAATTTACATGGGATGACATTGAAGTAAACGCCTACGAGGCGGGGATGAAGCCTAGTGATTTGGAAGATATTAATTGGCGTGATTTGACTTTATTTATTCGTGGCTATCAAAATAGGTCGCGTAATAAATGGGAACAAACACGCCTTTTGTATTGGATGCAATACGCAATGAATAGCGCTGATAAGAAAAAGAAAACGCCCGAACAAATTTTGCCGTTTGTATGGGATAAAAAGAAAGAAAGAGGCAAAGCAATAAGTGAAGATGAAAGATTAAAAATGTTAAAATTGTACGGCAATGGCTAATGAAACTTTACGGATTGATATAACGGCTAACAATAAAGCTGCCATTGCTGGGTTAAAAGAAACTACTGCACAACTAAATAATGTAAGCGTTGCAGCTAGTAAGACCGCTACTGCCGCCGCCGCTTCGGGTGGGGCAATGACTAAATCGGCGGTAAACTATCAAAACTTTGGTAGAGTATTACAAGATTTACCTTATGGATTTAATGCTATATCAAATAACTTAACGCAATTAATTCCATCCGTTGGGATGTTAGGTATTGCGTTTACAGGGGTTGTAACTGCATTAACTTTTATGCAAGTTGGGTTTGGTGCATGGACAAGAGGAATGGGCGGCGCGGGTGAGGCAACCGATGATTTAAAGAAAAAAATGGATGGCTTTAATGAAAGCGCAGCCAAAGAAATAATAAACTTTAAGCAACTTACTTCCGTTGCCGCAAATGCCAACATTCCATTAGATCAAAGACTTCAAGCCGTTGATGATTTACAAAAGCAATATCCAGCGTATTTAGGTAACCTTTCACAAGAAGATATTTTAGCGGGTAAAATAGGCGGCGCTTATGATCAAGTTGTTACTGCATTAAAAGCTAAAATTGCCTTACAAGCGGCTGAAGAAAAACTAATTCCAATAATTAAAGAGCAATTAGCTATTGCCGATGAAATAGCCCAAGCGCAAAAAACTGTTGCAGCGGCGGCTGGTATTACTGCAAAGGAAGTAGAAAAAAGTTATTTGAATGGGCGAAACTATGCAAAAGAATTACAAGCGGCGGCGGTTGGTGCAGCAAAGACTATTGAAGTAAAGTCTAAGGCTTACAAAGAATTAGATAGACAAATACAAAAAGTATTTAGTTCAATGAGCGCCCTAAATGTTACTGCAAATGCTTTAAATTTTGCAGCGCCAAAGAATTTCGGTCAGGCTGTTCAAAAAGATACTTACGGTCAAGGATTCAAGCCGCAAAATGCAAGAAGGGAATTTACTGTAATGCCTGAACGCGAAACAGTAGACACTACTAAAATAAGAATACAAGCTGGTTCTGAATACAATGATATTTTAGCAACACAATTAAATTTACAAACGCAATTTAACGAGCAACAAACTATTGCCAACGAATTATCAATGATGGGTGCTAGTTTATTTACTACAATGGGCAATGCTTTATTGTACGGTCAAGATATGGGCGAAGCGCTTACAAATACATTGAAAAAATTAGTGTTAGATTTAGCGGCGGCTATTGCAAAGGCTTTAATATTTCAAGCCGTTATGGCTGCAATTACAGGTGGCGGAAGTTTAGTAGCATCTGGAGCGGCTGGGGCTATTGGCGGCATTGCAGGTGGGGCAGCAGGTGGTGGTGGCGGCGGCGGTTTCTTTGGTTTCTTATCGGGCAATAATATTTTAATGGGGCAAAATAGAACCCGTACAAGTATGGGTTTAAGGAGAGGTTAATAATGGCATACGCAAAAAAATACTTATCTGAATTTAATTCGCAAAGCGGCGAACAAATCTACATTGAATTATGGGAAGATGGATATGATGGCAGCGTTATTGAGTACCCTTGCGATTCGTTTAATTTGCAATACATACCGCAAGGCGATGATCCGTTTGAGATGATATACGCAAGTCAAGTAAATGTTGAATTAGATGTAACCGATAATGTAGAAGATATGCCAGACTTTACGACCTTGAATGATCGTAAATACATATGTAAGGTAATAAAAGATTCTACTTTAGAATGGCAAGGGTGGGTATTGTCGGATGATGTGCAATTTGTTTTTAGCACAGGCTTAAAATCATTGTCTTTTAATGCTATTTGCGGATTAGGTATGTTAAAAGATATAACTTTTAGCGAATCTGAATTAACTAGAACTAACGTATATAAAAGTATGTTGTATTGCATTTGTAAAGCAATATCCGACATAGGAATGCCAACGGATAACAATATTTTTGCTTCCGTTAGTATTTATGCAGAAGCAATGAACGATAGAAACGATGAACCTTATTTTGACCCATTTCAACAATCTTTTATACAACTTAGTGGAATTATAGAAAACAATGAATATATTAGTTCATTAGATTTATTAAAAAATATATTACTTTCTTTTGGTTGTAGGTTGTTTTATGCAAAAGGTCAATGGAATATTTGGCAAATTAACCAAATGGCATTACCAAACCCATATTATACTTTATACGATATAGATGGCGCAATATTATCAAGCGGAACAATGGATGACATTAGCAATGTACCTACCGATATGATATTTGTTACAGGCGGTCAAATAAAGATATTTAAAAAGGGATTCAACAATATCATAAGTAGAAATAAAATAGAATATCCCGAAAATTATATTTTTAACGCTAATTTAAAATTACTTTCTGATACAGGTGCAACGCCAGGTTGGGCTAAATCAAATGGCGGAAGTGGTGCAGCATTTTTAATAATAAAAGAAAGTCAAGAATTTAATTATTGGGAATTAGAATTATTTAGTGCTGGTGATTTTGCTAAAGTAGAAACTACAGCACCATTTTTAATATCAAAATACGACATAATAAACTTTAAATATTCGGTAATTGATTCAACCCCTGCAACTTCTCCATCTGGAACGGCAACTTGCAAAATGGTAATGATATTAAATGATGGCACTAATACATATTATGTTAGCAATACTACATCTGGAACTAAAAAAGGAACTTGGAAAATAGCTACTGGTCCTATTACAGATTACTACATTGTAGACGGTGATCCTATTTCTGTAAATAAAAATTTTGATTCATTTCAAGCTCCATCAACTGGAACTCTTTATGTTGGATTTATTTTAGATTCAGCAACAGGGCAAAATTTATTAATAGGGGATTTTAGAGTTACAGTAGATTCTGATTTTAAGGAAGTTATTATAGAAAGCAAAATTGACAATACAAAAGCATACACAAAAAGCGTTGA